GGATCTAAACCATATCTTTGACCCATATTAGGCCAATACGTATCATTCTCGTAATCATTGTTATTATTTTCTGAAGGAGTAGATGATTTATAATTACTCCACGCGTTAGACTCTGTAATCAGTGATCTAAAAGTAATTTCACCAGTACCAAGCGATGGCGACCCAGCTATAGATGGTTTATGACTGGCAACTATAACAGTATTATTTACACTCACAACTCTTGTTTGTCGCGGAAACGAATCGTGAGATACTCTCATTCCAACTTTTATATCAGATATATCACCAGCGGAAGAAGCTGTTATTTGATTATTCGTGGAGTCAAAACTTAAACCTTCTACAATATGTGTTGACTCTGTTTGTCTTTCTACATTGTTATTAGCCATACCACCTCCTCCACGTGGGTATATTCTTATTGTTTCTTGTGATCCCGTTGAAGCACCACTCCAACCCAATCCTGTTGGTATATCAACGTCATTTGGAGGCACGTCTCCATCTTCTAATTCTATCCTTGTTATACCTCCAGAATTCGTTACTCTTTTTACAAATGTTCCAAATTGTGTAAAATTTATTTGCGAATTATTACTGTTTGGTATACTTTGTCCCATAACACGATCACCAACCATTATTTCTTTATATTCACCGTCTAAAACAACTACATTAGAGCCACCAGTTAAAGTTGCCACCGCTTCTATTTCGTAACCACCATCGTCAGATTGTAACAAAGGAAAAGGAGCTGATGTATCTCTAGTAGGATATATTATGTGTTCTATACCAGATGAATCAACTCTCGTTAACTTTACATAGTTAATATAATCTTGTGGTAAAGGCATTTTTAACGTAGCAGGAACTTCTATTTCTTGTGATTTGCAAGATTTTAACGTATCAAAACTTAATTCTGCTAAAGCTCTATTAGCGTGAAATATAATATCACCAAAACTTACGTTTTCTAATATTTTACCTTCGCCAACGTATGTTGCGTGAAAATTATCTATAATATTATTACCATTGCTACTACCTGGTCCTAAAGGTATAAATTGATAATTACCAAAAGTATTAAAAAGAGTATTACTATTATAATTACTATTTAGTTGATAATATTCTCCTGGCGTTTGATTTAATAATCCCATTTATTTACATTTTTTCTTGTTGAATTTTTTTAATTTGCTCCTGATCAGCTATTTGTACTAAACCAGGTTTGTTAACTATAATACCACTTAGCTCTAGTATTTTTAACACTAGATTTGTTTCTTCTGAATCATGAAGTTCACAATCATTTGATCTAGCAACATTGTACATTGCTCTTTCGTTTACAACATCATAACCCCATTCTACTTTTGTTGGTTTTCTTATTATTTCTACTCTTACAAGTGCAGGACCTAAACCAATACCGTCATTATTTGCAGCTATTATATCTTCACCACTTACTGTAGATTCAGTATATACAGGATTTTCTCTAAGACCTTCTTTATGAAATCTAGAGTTAAATATACGTGTTACATCAACATATGTATCTAGTTTTTTAGCTTCAAAAACATCATTACCAGTACCAATAAAAACTTTACCAGTTCTATAATTTTCTGGAAATATTCTTCCATTTATAACTTGCTCTACGGTAGTAAAAAAACTTAATTTTCTTTTTATAAGTTCTATAGTATCTGACATAGTACCATCATCAGTGGCTCTTCTTTTAAATTGATCTAAATCATAAAAATACTGTTCAAATATTTCCATTTGAGCTTGGTTAGCTAATAAATTAAATTCCAAAGGAGTTACATAACCTCTTTGTTCTTTATTTACTATTGCTAAAACTCTTTGATATACCGTGTCTATACTTACCATTTATTTATTTTTATAAGGAAATGCTTTATTTAAAGTTTCTTGTCTTTTTTTACATCCACAACCTTTTTTACCCATAGCTTTAGCGCCCATTTGTGCTAAATTATCTATACCAGTGGCTCTTGTGAATTTTGCTATTGAATCTCCCAAACCTCTAGAAGGCCCAGCATAATGTCTTAAATTATTTTTCATATTATTATATTTTTAATAAAAGGGTTACCCCGAAGGGTAACCACTATTATTTATTATTGATTCAATCTTTTTTCTATATTTGAATATATTTCCATACCTTCATCAGTTTTAAACCAAGCGGCTAAAGCTGAATATGGATGTTCGTCAAATGGAACATTCATTAGTTTTCTATCATTAGAACCCCAACTAAATGTTCTTTGATCAGAACTTAATTTAATAATACCAAGTTCAGTTGCTTTGATACCAAAGTTTCTAAGTTGAACATTTTCATCATTAACTAAATCTAAGAATAATCTAGGACTTTTCTTAGCGTATAGTAATAAATCACGCTTAAGTTCTTTAGAACTCATCTCTGATACTTTAGAACCAATCTCAACACGCATAATTGCTTCAGCCATATCTATATCTATAGTTTGCGCAGCGTTTAACGCTTCTATTTCCATTTCTAATACAGCTATTTCGTTTACAGCGTTTTTAATTGGTTTGTCTTCGTAAAACAAAACGTTACTTTGTGGATGATATAAAGAAAGTAATTTTTGTAAAACTACCTTTTCTTTAGGTACAAATAAATTACCATTTCTAAATATTATATGTGCTAATCTTTGGTCACCTTTCATCTCATCAACGAAACAAGTTCTTTGGTTTTCAGTATATTTAAGTTCTCTTTCGTGACCTTTTTCTTCGTCAAAATAATATATATTAGACGACTTCATCATATAAGTCAAAGGCTTTTTATTATTTTTTAAATAATATAACCTATCTTTTATTTCCCAATTTTCTTTTTTTGGTTTTGGAGTTTCCACTATTTTAGTTTTAACTACTGTTTTTTCTACATGCTCATCACCAGGATCTCCTTGGTAAGAGTCTTTTTTTGTTTTTTGTTTTTTTGCCATAATATAATATATAATAAAATTAATAAAAAAAAG